CTGCTGATAAAATGGTAATGGTCTCCACTGGTGGTGGTGGCTTTACTACAACTATAGTTAATTATCTTACTACAGGAGCGTTCGACACCATAACAATAACTCATGGTGCTGATACAGCTAATGGATTTAATATGATAAACTATATTCAAAATAAATTAATTCAAGTTGCTCAAGGAAAATGGTCAGAATCTATTCTTGACATTACTGATGGAGCTCCAACTGTAATCACTAACGTTGTAATCTCATAATCATGAATAAATATTTCAATTTTCCGCAATCAGGAGTTACTACTCCTATCGTATTAAACGCAAACATGGTAGAGTCTATTGAACAGACCTCTACTACTGAAACGTCTTTTTTCTATGCAGGAGCTGCAGCTACTGATAAGGTAACCCTTACACACGCTGCCGATTCAACAGGAGTTGCAATGCAAAACTTTTTTGTAGCTGCTCTAGTAGATTTAATGAGCACGTCTTACACAAATGCGGCGCCAACATTAATGCCGCCTAACGTTGTAACTGGATTAGCTTGGAACTAATAGTGTAATCCTTTTTTTACTATAGATTAGAAAGCACCCAATTTTAGGGTGCTTTTTTATTTTATGTATCTTTGTAAAAAGATTTTCAAATGATAAATTCAGTAAGAAATACTGTGCTTGCAATTATCAATAAGAATAACTATGGGTATATATCTCCTAGTGATTTTAATTTGTTTGCTAAACAGGCTCAGTTAGATATTTTTGACGAATATTTTATAAATTATAATCAGCAAATTAATGAAGAGAATGCAAGAATTTCAGGGACAGGTTATGCTGATATAAAACTTGGTTACGAAGAAGTGATTGACACATTTTCTTTAACTTCAACTTTAACACAAAGCGCAGGTAACATTTATAATTTACCTTCAGCTGCTACGACTGGATTTGATTATTATTTGATTAACAGTATAAATTGTTTTTCAAATAATATTTATCAAGGACAAGCGGAAAAAATTAGTCACAATAAAATAAACCTGCTTACAGGCTCTATACTTGCTGCACCTTCGCCTAACTATCCTGCGTATACAGAGCAAGGAAATTTAATTACTATTTTTCCTTCATCTTATAGTGGCGCAACAGATATTCAAGCGGTATACGTTAGATATCCTCAAGACCCTAAATGGACTTATGTAACGCTATATAACGGAGAACCTTTGTTTGACCAAACTCAAACTGATTTTCAAGATTTTGAATTACCTCTTGATGATTCAAATAATTTAGTAGCTAAAATTCTACAATATGCAGGAGTTTCTATTCGTGAAGCTGATGTGTTTCAGTTTGGACAAATGGAAGAAGATAACATTAATCAAACTAATACTTAATTATGGCTTATATAACTCAAAAAAAATATTATACTAATGACGGTGTTAATCCAACGGATGCTAATTGGGGTAATTACCAATACGTATCATTAAGTGATATAATGACTAATTTCCAATTAATGTATAGTGGAAACCATGAGATACTTAACAATCTAAATAGATATCAAATATTGTTTCATGCAAAAAGAGGTATACAAGAATTAAACTACGACGCCTTTAAAGAAATTAAATCTTTAGAATTAAAAGTTTATGATGATTTAAGATTTGTTTTGCCTTCTGATTTTGTTAATTGGGTAAAACTTTCAATGTTTGAAAATAATACTTTAAGGGATTTGGTGGAAAATATTCAAGTTCAATCAGCAACTTCTTATATACAAACTGCTAGCTCTACTTTTACATACGATGCTGCAGACGCAGTAAACATAGATGAATCTACTTTAGATGCTTCAAGAAAAAGTGGTGCTTTAAATAGTATATATTTAAATCAAAACAATGCACTTGACGAAAACGGTAATTGTATTGATTGTGATGGTGATGTATATAACTCTCAAATTGGAGCTCGATACGGTTTAAATACAGAGACAGCTAACATAAATCCTACGTTTACTATTGATAAAAAAGCTGGTGTTATTAATTTTGATTCTACTATGGCTAATAAAAATTGTGTACTACAATATATATCAGATGGTATGGAAAATGGTGATGATTCAGCTGTAAGTGTAAATAAAATGTTTGAAGAATATATTTATGCGTACATAAAATATGCTCTTTTAAATAGTAGGTTTGGAGTTCAAGAATATATAATTAACAGGGCTAAAAAAGACAAACAAGCTTTATTAAGAAACGCTAAAATCAGATTAAGTAATATTCACCCAAGCAGATTGCTTATGAATATCAGAGGTGAGAATAAGTGGATAAAATAAAATGGCAAACATTCAAAGAAATTTTGTAGCAGGCCGAATGAATAAAAGCCTTGACGAAAGGCTTATACCTAACGGAGAGTATATTGATGCGTTAAATGTCAGACTTGGTTCAACTGAAGAATCTGAAATCGGTGCAGTAGAAAATTCTAAAGGAAACAGTAAAATAACTTCTTTACAATATATTGACGGTACAGCTTTAAGTTCATCTGCTAGATGTATAGGAGCTTTTGAAGATGGTGCTAATGAAACTATTTACTGGTTTATACATGATTCTGCTTTTACAGTTGGTGCTACAGGGAATTTAGATTTAATTATATCCTACAATGTTACAACTGGGGGTTTAATTTATCATGTAATTAGTATAGATAATGGCAGCGGGGGAATTACTACATTAAATTTTAATTCTCAATTTTTAATTACAGGTGTAAACAAGGTTGATAATTTATTATTTTTTACAGACAACACTAATGCTCCAAGAGTTATTGATGTAAACAAGTCTTACTCAGTTCCAGTAAATAATATTGACCAATTTAATAACGAAGAAATTTTAGTTATTAAACGACCACCCACAAGTGCGCCAACAATTAGTCTTTTTAGTATTGCTGTTTCTGATGCGTGGTTAGAAGATAAAATTATATGTTTTGGATATAGGTTTAGATATTCTAATAATGAGTACTCAGCCACATCTCAATTTAGTGAACCATCCTTTGTACCGGGTGTTTTTCAATTTAGCATAAACAGTTATTTAAATGAGGGGATGATTAACTCTTTTAATGCCTGTAGTATAACATTTGATACTGGTAATTCACTGGTTACGGAGATAGATTTACTTTTTAAAGAAGCAGATAGTACGGTAATTAAAATAGTAGAAACTTATAATAAAAAACAATTAGGACTTAACAACAGTACTAATCATACTGTGCAGTTTACCAATAGAAAAATATTCACTATTCTTCCAAGTTCGGAAATATTAAGATTGTACGACAATGTTCCTTTAATAGCAAAGGCGCAAACTATTATGGGGAATAGGTTGGTGTATGGTAACTATGAAGATGGTAATAATCTAATAGATATATTTGGCAACCCTGTTTATTTTAATTATACAGTGGCTGGATTAAATGAACAAATTGCTGTAACATCATTACCAGTTACAACATCTCAAGGAGAATACACGTTAGGTCAGGGATTATTAATACCTAACATTGATATATCTGACAGCATAATGAATGTAAATTTAGGCGGTCAAGTTAATAATCTTAAAAAAAATACTAGAATTAATCTGGACTTTGGGTTTACTCATTCAACTTTTCAAGTTCCAACCCTTAACCCTACGCCATCCCCACCTAGTGCTACTTTTTTTATTACTTGGTCTTATACTTTACAAAGAGATTATAGTAGTGTTTTAGAATTAGCAACCGACGCCGATTTTGTAGATAAAGTAGGAACAAGTTTATCGAGTGGAACAGCTGGTACGATACAAACGGTTTCGTCAAAACAACCGAACGCTCCATTAGGTTTTACACTTACCGATGTTGTAAACGCAGCTATTCCTCAAATTCTTGACACCACTTATAGTCTTGACCAAACTGGAGTAAAAACTACAAACACCGCAATCCCTAATGTTGTTCCTCCTAACACTGTAAGAGGTGGTGTAGTAGAAATTATTCCTCCAACATCAACGGGAACAACTATTGGTTTTCAAATAGTAGCTGGGGTATATCAAGTTGGTAATTACACTAGTTCAGCGTATGAATATTTTAGATATGTAAACACGGCAGCAACTTTTCAGGACTTAAGTAATATAAAAAGTCTTCACAGTAACAGAGGATATGAGCTGGGAATTGTATACATGGATGATTTTAATAGAGCATCAACCGCTCAGGTTAGTCCAAACAATACTTTGAATATACCTTGTCAGTTTTCTAACACAAAAAACTCTATTCAAGCCTCCATACCTCCTTCTCAAATTGCTCCTAGCTGGGCAACTAAATATAAGTTTGTATTAAAACCTAGTGCGACTACGTATGATACTATATATAGCAATATTAATTATATTGACGAAAGTGATGGTACTGCTTTTTATTTATTAGAAGGAGAAAACGCAAATAAAGTAGAAGAGGGAGATAGGCTTATTGTTAAAAGAGATAATAACGGATATGTAGATAGATGTGTTTACGCTACTGTATTAGAAAAAGAAAATAAATCAGCAGCTTTTATAAATGTTCAAGATTCTCAAGGGGAAGAGATAGAGGTTCAAGGTGGTACTTTTATGAAAATAAACCCTTCAAATTTCTCTGCTGTAAATAGCGCCTTGAGCGTTATTAATGTTCAGGTAGACCCGGTTTTTTCTCAAACCGCAGATAGATATCCAATACTTGCTTATCCATTTTTTACTACGACCAAAGACGCAGCAGGTTCAGTAACGGGTTATACTGTTTATGATGTTCCGGTTGGAACTCAAATAGAAATGAATATTACCCTTAGGAGAAATGGAGGGAAATCTGTTTTTGGAAGTCAATGTCAAAGACGTAATTACACTTTGGAACGAACTCTTACGGCTTCAAGAGATTATGATAATATGGCAGAATGGTTTGATGGTGACAACATAGGTTTTATTTTAAATGATGGGGTACAGGAGTTAGGGTCTGCTGATGAAACTATGGATAATACTGAGCTGCCTAAAATAACAGCTGGTGGTGCTCCTAGTTCAGGTGTTAAAGACCAAACAGAAGTGGCAACTATAATGGGAGCTGGAGCAGTTACTCCTGAGAAAATAAACTATTACACTTTATACGAAGACAATACCACTAATTCTAGTGGTCCCAATCTTCCTTATCTTTTAGTTTCTAGTACAGACGGGTGTAGTACAACGGAAAATAAACAATCAACAGTAGAGGTTCAGTTTACTGTGGTTAGAAGTAACTCAATAACTGTTTTTGAAACAGAGCCAGCAGTTGCATTAGATGATGTATGGTATGAAAACAATGAATCATTTGACATTGGAGCAACAGGTTTACATTTAGGGAATGTACAAAATCAAACTTTGATAAATCCAGCAATCATAAACACAGGATTTTTTAATTGTTTTGCTTTTGGTAATGGAGTTGAAAGTTATAAAGTAAGAGATTCAATTAAAGGGAAATCATTTAATTTAGGAAACAGACTTTTTACCACTTCAAACGTTCAGTTTAAAAAAGCCCACCGATTTGCTGACTTAACATATAGTGGTGTTTACAATGATGAATCAAACATTAATAAGTTAAATGAATTTAACCTTGGTTTATTAAATTTTAAACCATTAGAAGATTCATTTGGGGATATAGAAATTTTGTTTGCTAGAGAAACAGACATACTTACTCTTCAGGAAGACAAAATATCCTACGTGCTTGCAGGTAAAAATCTATTATCTGATGCTGTAGGAGGAGGAGCGGTAACTTCCGTTCCTGAAGTTCTAGGGCTTCAAATAGCTAGGATAGAAAACTATGGTATTAGTAATCATCCAGAAAGTTTTGTTGCTTGGGGCGAGAATAAATATTTTACTGACGCTAAAAGAAGTGCGGTAATACAGTTAACTGGAAGCTCTGCTTCTAATGAGCAATTAACCCTTGTTTCTCAACAAGGAATGAGAAGTTGGTTTAGAGATTTATTTACTGACGCTATAGCTACTCAAAAATTAGGAGGATTTGACCCATACATGAATGAGTATGTGTTTACCTCTAATACAATTTTAAAACCTGAAGTGTCTGCGTGTCTAGCTTGTGGTGTTAATAAAAGCATTACAGTTGTTGCTGGGCAAAACTTTGTTTATTGTGTAGATGTTACTCAAGAAGTTGGAACAGTAACAGTAAATTATATTATACCTTTTGAAAATTCAGATTTAATAGTAACTGAATCTACTTCTCAAAATGTAGTAACAGAAGCGGGAGTGGAAATAGAGACGGAAGGACAAGCTTCTGGTACAGGATATACTATTGTAGTGAACTATAATGGTCAAACCTATACCTCAGGACTGGTTTACCAAAGCGGCTCTTTTACTTTTGATAAAGATTCTACTTCTGTTGACCAAGCAGTGGTTACTATTTCTACAGATTCTGCTGTAAATGACACCATTCAAGTGGACGTTAGTTGTCCTGCGGCAGTACAGTTATCTGTGTACAGTGTGTGTATAACTAGCGGGTCTAATGCAGGTCAGTTTATTCACAATGAATATAACTGGTCTTTAGGAACAACCAATTCTCCTACTCAATCTGACCTTGTAACATTTAGTTCAGATACGGCAGAACCTATTGTTTCTCAATATTCTATACTATCAGGAAGTCAGGGTGGTGGAATTATTCCACCTGATAATTCTCAGATAAATATAATATCCAACAAGATTAATTTTGATGATTTTGTATTTGATACGACTAACAATAAATTTATGTTTTTAAGAACTGATGTTTTATATTCAAACACAGCTTCAGATATAAATGCTTTATTGTCAGTTGCAAATGCTTGTTGTACACCTGTTACCGATGCTAGCGGAGCTCCAACATTATATAAAGGTAATTTTGTAATGCCAACAGGCGGTAGTAAGTTGTATTTAATTTATGACTATAGAAGTTCTGTGTCATCAACGTTGTGTTATTCAAGTGTTAATATAATAGATGCATGCTGTAATTGTACGTTTCCAACACCAACACCAACACCAACACCAACGCCTACACCTGGGCCAACTCCCCCACCAGCATATAATTATTATGAAGCTACTGATTGTGTTAGTGGAAGTGTGGTTCAAATAAAATCAAACACAAGTTTAGGTTCGTTTGTTGTAAATGATGTAGTACAATATAATGATGGAAGTGAAACTAGATGTGCAACAATAATTCAAATAGCAGGTAGGGGAATAAATGGAGAAGCCATTGTTCAAGTAACTGGATGTGGAGACAATAGATGTGCATTGCAATAATTTAGTAAATTTGTAAAATATAAAATGGCAGCATTAGGAACATATTATTTTAACTCGGCTAGTTTTTCAACTGCTACAGCACTGTATACAGATGCTGCGTTAACTACGTTTGCTCCTAATGGTTTTTATTCAGATGAAACTGTTGTAAGGCAGCAGGTTTCAGGTGTTTTATTTGCAGAAGTAGCATGTGCTTCTTGTGCGCCAGTTCCGACACCGACTCCTACGGCGACACCGACGCCTACGCCTACGGCGACACCGACGCCTACGCCTACGCCTACGCCTACGCCTACGCCGACACCGACGCCTACGCCGACACCAATTTCTTATGACTATAGAGTTTACACTAAGTGTGGTGACACGCCAACACAAATATTTAGAGTTCTTAGCGGAGCGTCTTTCCCTGCTGTTGTTAAGTTTAATGGAAATTGTTATGACAACCAACAAACAACCATATCAACAAGCACAGTAGATATAGTTGATTCATACGGAGATTGTGCAACTTGTTTACCAACAACACCAAGTCCGACTCCAAGTCCATCACCGACTCCAAGTCCTAGTCCAACACCGACCCCAGCTCCTTTATTTTATAGATTACAAACTTGTGATGGTTCTATAGCGTCTGATTGTTGGCAACAATTTGCATCAGCTCCAACATTTGACCAAAGATTTATTGATGGTTCAACAGGAGCTTTCTATCGTTATGCAGGAGACCCAGGAGCTTCAACTCCAGGTGGAGGCACTTGTAGTAACATACAACAAGTGGGAACTGACACAGGCTGTCCAACGTCTACGCCAAGTCCGACTCCAAGTCCGACTCCTGTTCCAGACCAAGAGGTGTCCGCAAGGCTTTGTAATCAACCAGGTTCAGCTTTAAGGTATTTAAGGTTAACTGGACAATCAGGTCTACCGGTAGGGGCTGCTTTAAGCTTATCAGGCACATGTTCTTTTGGAACTCTTGACCCGAATGATTGTTGGGAAATAATTAATTTAACTCCTGGAACAATTGAATGTACAGTAACAGTTGTTACGGTTTATTATAGTGGATGTACAGATTCTAATTGTGTTGCTCCAACACCAAGTCCTACGCCTACGCCAAGTCCAACTCCAACTCCAACATATAAATATGCACAATATATAGCTTGTGGTGATGATGTAGTAGCAGAGGTTAGAGCGCCATACGCTGACACCTTCCCAACTGTATTAAAAATATCAGGAACTTGTTATGAATTTGCAAATGAAAACGGTGCAAGTGGTCCAGATTACACCCTTTACACATCTTATGTGGATTGTGCTACGTGTCAAGCTTCAACTCCGACTCCAACTCCGACTCCAACTCCGACTCCTAACCCTACGTGTATAGGAATCTCAGTAGCTCAAAGCACTATTAGCGGTAATGACGCATGTGAATCTACTAGATATGAAACAAAATATTTTGATTCAGGCTCGTTCTGTTCAGCAACTGTTTATTATGGAGCAGACAATACTTGTTCATCTTTATCTGGCGCTGTGTATGTTACAGATGGTAGTTATTCAAGATATTGGAACGGCACTTCGTTCACTTCTTGTACAGGATGTCCATAATATTAATTTTATTTTTTAACTTAGATAAAATTTAATCTAATGCAATACATAAACAACTTCATATCTGTTGAAGATTCTCAATATATAATAAATTTAATTAATCAAAATCACACACGCTCTTCCGTTGTTGAAGGAGTTTCTGATAGAACAGCTATCTCGGATTATAGAACCTCAAGCACTTCTAATCTTGACATGAATGACCCTGTGATTTCTAAAATAAACAATAAAATAGCGGCTTTACTTAATTTGGATGTTAATAAAGGGGAAGCCATACAAGGTCAGATGTATGAAGTTGGTCAATACTTTAAACCACATCATGATTATTTTACAGGAGCAGGATATGATATGCACTGTAAGGCATCAGGAAACAGAACCCATACTTTAATGGTATATCTTAATCAAGAATTTGAGGGAGGGGGAACTAACTTTCCTAAACTAAATCAAATTGTTTTACCCGAAACAGGTAAAGCTTTATGGTGGGAAAATATGATTAACGGGGAGCTGCAAGAAAGTTCTTTACACGAAGGTATGCCTGTTACTGCAGGAAAAAAATACATTATAACTTCTTGGTGGAGAGAGAAATCTTGGGATGGTGCAGGTGATGAAAAACAATACAGTAATTTAAAATCTAAAATAGTTAAAGTAGAAAATCCTTTCTCTAATACAATTAAAGAAAAATTAAAAGTTTACACTGATAAATCACAACTGCCTATAGTAACAGAAAATGGATTTGAAATTAGAAAGTGTCCAGAACAAACTTGGAAAATAATACAAGATGCTTATGGCATATTAAAAAACAAAAACATACCTGAAGAGTTTGAAGGAAAAGAAGATTTTATAAAAGGAGGTGGCTCAGAGTTATTACCCTTTGATACTATACCCTCTATTAGAGATTTAATACACTCTCAGCTATTAGACATACATAAAGATTTTTCAAAACAAAATATAACGCCATCTTATGTTTATGGTATAAGGTCTTATTTAAGAGGAGCAACTTTAACTCCTCATTATGAAAGAGTAGAAACTCATCACATTAGCTCCATTATAGTAGTTGATAAAGATTTAAAGTGTGGTTGTCAAAACAAAAAGTATGCAGATGACTGGCCTTTAGATATAAAAGGACATGATGGGGAGTGGTATAAAGTCTATGCTCAACCGGGTGATATGATTCTATATGAATCAGCAGTGTGTGAACACGGAAGAAACGAACCGTTTGGAGGAACTTTCTTTAGAAATTTTTATACACACTATAAATATAATCATTAATGATAAATTTTATTGGACTTGACCCTAATGGTTTATGTAATGCGGGTTGTTGGTTTTGCCCTATAAGTAGTGAGGGTAATCCTAAAGACCAAGTAAATCAAATGTCAATTCAATTATTTGAAAAAATAATTAAAAACATTATTGAGCTAAAAGGAACATTAGTAAATCCTAACCTTCATTTTATTTACGGCTCTCATTTTAACGAAGTGTTATTATATAAACATTTTGAATCTATGTTGAGTATATTAAATAAATACAATTTAAGTTTATGCTTACTTACTAATGGCGTACCATTAACGCCAAAAAAAATTGACTTAATAAATAAATATAAACCTGCTGTAAGTATGATTGCAGTAAACGCTCCTGTTTATGAAAAAAGATTGTTTGAGAAAAGAACAGGAATGAAAGAAGTTATGTTTGATAAATTAATATCTAACATAGGCTACGCTAAAGACAATTTATATAATCCTGAAGTTTTATTACTTCAAATAAATGGTATTAATGAAAAATCAAATATTGAAAAACTAAAAAACTTTCCAGACTTAGAGATTGCAGAGATGGAAAGACAAGTTGCTATTGCTAAAGCATTATTTCCTTCTATTAAAATTACGGAACAATGGAATCTTATTGACCGTGCAGGTTTATTAAAAGATGTTATGGTGAATAAATTACCAGAAGGTAAGGTGGTTGGGTGCAGCTCTAAAAGAGATACAGATTGGTTACACATTTCCCCACAAGGTGATGTGTTTTTATGTTGTAATGATTTTTATATGGAGTACAAGTATGGTAATTTAAATGATTACAGTATTGAAGAAGTATGGTCATCTAAAAAAAGAAAAGAAGTAAATGAAAAAGCTTTTAACTCAATATGTAAACAGTGTTCATCAGCAATTATCAAATAATATGAACTCAATTTTTGTAAGTATAGCCTCCTATAAAGATACTGAAATATTTCAAACGTTAATTGATTTATTTAAAAGAGCTAAACACCCAGAAAAAATTTATGTGGGAGTGTTTATTCAAGACGAAGATTCAGTATTTAAAAATTTTCAAGTTCATTTTAATGATAATAAAAATATAAAAACTATACATGTGCTGCCTAAATATGCCGAAGGACCTGGCTGGGCTAGAAACATAATTATGAAAGAGTTATATAATAATGAAGATTATTTTTTGTTAGTGGATAGTCATTCCAGATTTAAAAATAATTGGGATGTAGAGTATATAGATATGTTAAAAAAAACACCTACTGAAGGTGTGTTAAGTGGTTTTCCTAGGCATTATGAATTTGAAGAACCTTACGAAACTTATAGTAAAAGAAACTTGTGTTCTATTTATATACCTAATGATATACCTCATGTCGGTAAATTAGCAGGGCCTCACCTACAAAAAATAGCCAAAAAAGAAAACGAAAAAATTATGAATATATCTGCGGGAAATATGTTTGGAAAAGGTAGTATTCTAAATATTTTAATTGTAGATGATTATAGTTATTACGGCGAGTGTGAACAAGAGTTATATAGTTTATTACTTTATCAATGTGGTTTAGATATATATGCTCCTAGTGAAAATTTAGTATGGCATAAATATTTTGTTATTGGAGTAGATAATTATAGAAAGATGTATAAACCAAAAGAGGGTAAAACAAGTTTCTGGCCACATGCTGCAGACATAAATTGCACCTCAAGGTCTTCTGACTTTTGGTTAAAGGAGTATAATGATTTTATTAATAGGCATAAAAAATAACATAACTTAATAATTCGTAAATTTGTATTTCAATTAATTGATTTTTATGTCGTGTAAAACTATAAATTTAGTATGTCCTATTGGAGCTGTTGGAGATGAATGTACATTTAGGTTTACCTGTTGTGATGGAACTAAATTAGATTACTTAATAGATACAAATAGAACAGCACAAGTTTGTTTGGAACTTACTTCTAGTGTTCTTGTAACGTCAGTGTCGGGTTCGTGGAATGATGCAGCATCTAATTGTTCTACAAATTGTGGGGATGCAGACAACACCCCTATTGTTACTTTTGAATATAAGCAATATCAAAACTGTAATAATGCTGCAGAAACAGTAATTTTTAGAGCTACCTCTGGATATACTTGGCCAGATGTAGTGCAATACAATTCAATTTGCTATCAAACACCTTTAACAACAAGCACAACCTCTACTATAGATGTGTCGGTTCTGCCTGTTTATAATGATTGCGCTAGCTGTACAGCAACACCCGCTCCGACTCCGACCCCAACACCGACTCCGACTCCGACACCGACACCCACACCGACGCCCCCTGGTCCGACTCCTACACCGACTCCGACTCCTACACCAACGCCTGCTCCATTACCTGAGCTTTGTTTAGGTGGCACTAATGTGGTTACAATTGTTTTATACACTCCTGTGTCGGGCTCTCCTTTAAATGTGTATCAGTTTAATGATAATTATAGTCAATACAGGAATCAACTCGGTATATATGTATTAAGCAATGTTCCTTCGGCTCATCCTATTGCTATATTAAATAACGGAAAAGAATCATTGATTAGTTACACCGGTCAATTTAATGCTGGCTCAGGAACTGCTCCTGACGGTAATTCTTATGATTATTTTTATGGGAATGTATCCATAGTTGTAAATGGAGATTACGGTACTGTAAGCTATGCTTGTTTATACCATGGATATATGGGTGGAGAAAACAACTTACAATATAATTCAACTTTGTGTGACTCACCAGGAACACCGACGCCAACACCCACGCCTACTCAAACACCAAGTGTTAGTCCAGTGCCTCCAGTACCTTCACCCGTGACTACTGAATATACTTTGTCTTATAGTCAGTCTTCTCAAGGTTGGCCTTCTTTTTACTCTTATGTGCCAGAGTTTATGATGGGAATGAATAATTATTTTTACACTTTTAATGGTGGTAATTTATTTCAACATAATATAAATGAAACAAGAAATAATTACTATGGTATACAATACAACTCTTCTATTGCTAGTGTGTTCAACGAGCAGCCATTGCAAAATAAAATTTATAAAACTTTAAATTTAGAATCTGATAATTCATGGCAAGCAAGTTTACAAACAGATATCCAACAAAACGGATTAATAGAAAGCAATTGGTTTGTTAAAAAAGAAGGTTCGTATTTTGCATATTTAAGACAAGCTGGCAATGTGCCTGCATTGTCAGGTCAGTACGCATTAAGGTCAGCTAATGGGATAGGAAGAGCTTCATCTATTGTAGTAGCGGGGAGTACAGCAACTATTAACTTTTCAACTAACCCTTTGGTATCAATTGGAAGCATAATAAGCGTAGGGGACTATGTATATTTTTCTGTTCCTTCATACACCACTATAGATTTAGGAGGTGTTGTAACTAACATTCAAGTTGATTTACCTAACAATATAAACAGGATTTTTATTTCAACTTCTGTTACCGGGTCGATAACTATTCCGATTAATGACCCTTATATTTTATATATAAAAAACAATGAAGCAGAATCTCACGGATTACTAGGGCATTATTGTATATTCACTATTGTGAATACCAATACAACAGCAACGGAACTCTTTGCTGTAGAAAGCGATGTAATGAAAAGCTATCCGTAAAAATTAGTATCTTTGCATAGATGGACTTTAATATAAAGGAATTAAATCCTTCAGATTATGAGGATGTTTTGGTGGGATGGTGGAAAGATTGGGGTTGGCAACCGCCGCCTAAAGATTTTTTACCAAACGATGGAGTAGGAGGAGTAATGGTTACACACAATGACCAGCCTATTTGCGCTGGTTTTATGTACGTGACCAACTCAAAAGTTTCGTGGGTGGATTGGATTATCTCTGATAAAAAAATAGAGGATACCAAGTTAAGACACGAAGCAGTAAAGTTTTTGATAGCTGTTTTAACAAACATCTGTCAGGATAACGGAAGTAAATATATATATGCGCTTTTAAGACATGAAGGTTTAAGTAAAACATACGAAGAATTAGGATACATTAAAGGAGATTCATACACACACGAAATGATTAAAAAAATATAATATGGCAGCATTTACAACAATAG